GTTTGATTGAAGCGTGTGGAGATCGCGGCTATCGCATCATTTTAGACTGTTCGGAGATTGCCTCTGGCTTGAATGATAACCGTCGTCAGTTCTTCAAAATCATAGATGCTGCTTGCAAAGGCGAAGTAAAAAAGGTTGTGGTTGAGCATCGAGACAGATTGACCCGTTTTGGCTTCCGAACCATTGAACGCTTCTTCAAGGGTGTGGGTTGTACAGTAGAAGTCCTTGAGCAAGTGGAAGGAAAAAGTGAACACGAAGAGTTAGTTGAGGACATCTTAACTATCATCGTAAGTTTTAGTTCGAGAATCTATGGTGCACGAGGCGGTCGCAAGCGCAAGGAAAACTCCAATGCAGAGAGCACATAAGATCAGGCTCAACCCTACTCCTGAACAGGAGAAATACCTACGCCAGGCTTGCGGGGTGGCAAGATTTGTTTTTAACTGGGGCCTGGCCGAATGGCAACGCCAATACGAAGCCGGGGAGAAGCCATCGGCTTATATCCTGAAAAAGCAATTCAACGCTATTCGGCGTGAGCAATTCCCCTGGTCACTGGAAGTCTCCAAGTGTGCTGTGGATACTGGTTTTCGCAACCTTGACGCCGCGTTCAAGAATTTCTTCCGTCGGTGCAAGAATGGCGATACCAAAAAGGGATACCCCAATTTCAAGTCCAAGAAGCGGTCAAAATCATCTTTCAGAATGGATGGGTCACGGGTTAGTGCTGATGGTCATTGTCTCAAACTAGAAAAGTTGAATGAATCAATCAATATGGCTGAGGAGTTGCGATTTGATGGTGAGATCAAGTCCGCCACGATTTCTGAGGATGCAGGACGTTGGTATGTTGCTGTCAATGTAGAGGTTGAATTGCCGAGACACGAGCATCCTCAAGAGTCGGTTGGGATAGATTTGGGAATCAAGACTTTAGCCGTACTTAGTGATGGACGAGGGTTTGAAAATCAAAAACTCTTGAGATCGGAACTTAGAAAGCTGAAGCGTTTGAACCGTGAATTGTCCCGCCGACAAGAAGGGAGCGGTCGTTGGAATCGCGCTAAAGCAAAACTGGCAAGATTTCATCGTTGCATTGCAGATCGGCGGATGGACTATCAACACAAGATAACGACTGAGATTGCCAGCACATATCGAGTCATCGGGATTGAAGACTTGAACGTTGCTGGGATGCTTAGGAATCACAGGTTGGCTTTGTCTATCGCAGATGCTGGGTTTGGTGAAATTCGTCGCCAGCTATCCTACAAAAGCGAGTGGTACGGTAGTGAATTAGTTGAGATTGACCGCTTCTTTCCCTCAAGTAAACTCTGCCGGTTTTGCGGTTGCATCAATAGCGACTTGACTCTTGCTGACAGAACTTGGAATTGTGATTGTGGTGCAGTATTAGACAGAGATCAAAATGCTGCCCTGAATATTGAAAGGCAAGCATTGAATATCTTGCGCGGGAGTGGGTTCACCGAGCAAGTAAAAAACGGACGTGGACAGGATGTAAGACCCTTCGGGGCAATCCTGAGTGAAGCGTCAAAAATGGCCGAAGAAAGGCGGCCTTCCATTCTTGCTGTGATTTAGGCAGGTTTGGTAAACCAGGTTAAAGATTAATGCCTACGAAAGAAATGCCGCCCCAGGGATACGCAAGGATACGCATAAAGGGCCGGATCACCGACATCGACTACAAGGAGTTCGAGGACGGCAAGAAGCTGACTCGGGTTACGGTCGTAGTCAACGACCTGATGAACGGCAAGCGCGCCGAGTGGTTCGTGGCCGCATGTTGGGACAGGATCGCGGAGAACGCGCACAAGAATCTGTGGAAGGGTGCAGAGGTCGAGTTCTACGGCTATCCGCATCTGCACAGATGGAAGAACAGCTCGGAGATACAACTCAAGGTGATCGACATGATCTACATAACGAAGCTCAAAAAACCCGAGTCGTACGACCCGAACGAGAAGTTCTGAGGAGGGAGAATGCAGATACTCGGAATAGATCCAGGAACGAGGGAGTCGGCATTTGTCGTGTGGGACGACGAGGCGGAGGCCCTCATCGAGAAGGGCATCCACGGCAATCCAGAGCTTGTGAGGCTGCTGGCCGAGATGCCCTACGACATGGTGCTCGGCGGGATCGCTATCGAGATGATCGACAACAACGGTCAGGCAGTCGGAAACGACACGTTCGAGACCGTGCTGTGGATCGGGATCTTCCTGGCCGCTCTCGGGGTCGATCTCACCGACATACACAGGCACCTCGTCTACCGCAGGCGCGTGAAGCTCAACCTGTGCGGCGCCATGCAGGGAGTCAGGGACGCGCACGTCAGCATGGCGCTCAGGAACAGGTTCGGCGAGAAAGGGACGAAGAAGAACCCGGGCAAGCTCTACGGGATCAGGTCTCACGAGTGGTCAGCCCTGGCCGTCGCCGTCACTTATTCCGACCAGCAGAGACAATTAGCCAAGTAGGAGGTTGACATCCATGCGGATTTCTGATAGAATAATCCTCAGTTTTTCCAGGCCCAGTCATGGAGAAACCTCCTTTTTTGACGCTGCATCGTCTTGCGCCAGTAGGTCATGCAGCGTTATTTTTTTGCCGTTGATGCACGATTTTTACCGGCAATGCATGCACGATTTTTTCCCCGTCATGCACGATTTTTACCTCCAGCATGCACGATTTTTACCGGTGATCTATGTATATAATCAAAGTATTAACAATAAGTGTATCAAAGCCGCAAAACGATAGAAGACGTTTTGCGGCTAAATTTTCTTGAGGTGACTCATGAAGCTATTTACCTACTACCTTTTCACATCGGCCAGATGCCCGTACGAGATCGCAAAGTCGTGGCTCGACGACTTCCGAGAGAAGAACATGGCCGCATGCCTCGTCAAGCATACCAACATGGATCACCACATCGAGTACCATGTGTGGGTGGAGTACGACCCTACCCTGTTCGGCGAGCACAAGATTGCGGAGGAGAAGAGGAGGCGCAGGTTCTTCGGCTTCCCGGTAGAGAGCTGCGGCGGCTTTCTGGAGCGCCTGGACCGGGAGACCGGAAAGCTCGCCCCCAGGACCGATTACAGCAGGATAACCGGACTTGAGAACCTGACGGGCTTAGGCGGGGAGAAGGACGAGTGATCCGGTATATTAACGCGCACCCGACATACATCTGTCCCGTCGCATACGAAGGGTGGCTGCAGGCGCGAAAGGCATGCGGCTTTGACCCGGGCGTCAGGACAATTACCCTGTATGCCGGGAAGACTATCAGGAGATACCCGTCTATGGGTACGAGGAGGGGGAAGACATGAAGGGATTCAGGGTTGAGACACTGGAGCAGCTCGCGGGGATTGCAGAGAACAGGAAGGCTGTTCTTGCAACAGTAAGTGACGCGGGGACCGAAGTCAGATTTCCCGCCGCGTTCGTCATGAACATGAACGCATGTCGGGTTCTCAACATACTCCGGCGCGGCATGTGGCTGTATATCCCGGAGAAGAAACAGGGGAAGAAGGGGAAGAAGGGGAAGAAGGATGACGAAATCTGAGTTCTTCAAAGCATGGGGGTGAGGTGATGGATAGATGGGTGAATAAGATACTGCTGGGGGTTTCCGAGGACGTTCTGAAAGAGATGCCTGACAACTCTATTTCATCCATTGTCACCGACCCCCCTTATGGCCTCAAATTCATGGGCAAGAAATGGGATTATGATGTACCGTCTGTTGCCCTGTGGGAAGAGGCATACAGGGTGCTCAAGCCGGGTGCTCATGTGCTGTCATTCGGCGGCACTCGCACATATCACCGGATGGTGGTGAACATCGAGGATGCCGGGTTTGAGATCCGGGATCAGATACTCTGGATCTATGGCTCGGGATTCCCTAAGAGTTTGGATGTTAGCAAGGCGATTGATAAGGCGGCGGGGGAATATGTTCCTGGTGATGTCCTGCCAAGTAGTAGGGCGACCGGCAAAAGCGTTTCTGGAATCGCTACAGCCTTCAGGTTAAAAACCGCAGCTAATCCACAGTCTGATTTGTCCCGTCAATGGCAAGGCTGGGGAACAGCCCTAAAACCCGCATGTGAACCATTGATATTAGCTACAAAGCCCTTGACAGTTGTACCCCTTGATGATATGCTACAGGCAGAAACTACATTAGGAGGTTTAATATGCCTGTCATTATCATCTGTGAAGTATGTGGAAAGCCTTTTAGCGTTAAGCCCAAAAGAGTACGAAGGGGCGTCCGTTTCTGCTCATCTGATTGCAGGCGCTCTACATGGAATAAGGAGCGGAGAGTTATCAGGAAGGACGGATATGTTCAAATCACCGGAAATGGTGAAAATTATCTTGAGCATCGTCGAATTATGGAAAACCACCTTGGACGTAAACTACTCAAGACAGAACACGTTCACCATAGAAACAGCATTAAGTCTGACAACCGCATTGAGAACCTTCACCTTATTGATATCGGGGATCATACAAGAAAGCATCACCCTGGAAGGAGCGAAGGAACTTGGTCGGTTGTTAAATGTGAGTATTGCGGCAAAGAATTTGAAAGAGCAAATTGCCACCTCCAAAAAAGAAACTTCTGTTCAAGAGCTTGTTTCGTTTCTCACAATGCAAAATACTGCCAATATTGCGGTAAAGAATTTCATGCCTGTGGTGCGAATCGCAAATTCTGCTCTCCTGAATGCTACCATAAATCTAGAAGAAGAATTCAAACCAAACCTTGAACCGATATGCCTTGCCCGTAAGCCCTTGGAAGGAACCGTAGCAAACAACGTGCTCAAGTGGGGAACGGGCGGGATAAACATTGATGATTGCAGGATAGAGGGAATCAAAGGCGTACCGGCTTCATTATCTAATGAAGGGCAACACGGATGGTCGACGGGCGGAGACATGACAAGAAAAAGCAAGCAAAATGGTCGTTGGCCTGCAAACTTTATTCATGATGGCAGCGATGAGGTTCTGCAGCACTTTCCTGAATCGAACGGTCAACAAGGGGCCGTGACGGGGAATGAGCCAAGTAGCTCCATAAATAATTGCTACGGCCAGTTTAACGGCAGACCGGCAACCACGCCCAGAAATGACACTGGCTCTGCAGCCCGATTCTTTAAGCAGTGCAACTTTACCGAGGATGAGAATGAACAGAGGATTAAATACTGTGCCAAGGCTTCAACCTCTGAGCGCGGAGATGGAAACAATCACCCCACAGTAAAGCCTCTGGATCTCATCAAGTACCTTGTCAAGCTGATAACCCCGCCCGATGGAATCGTGCTGGATATGTTCGGGGGATCTGGAACCACGGCGCTTGCCTGCCTGGATCTCGGATTCCCATACATCGTGATCGAGAAAGAACCGGATTATGTTTTCATTGCCAACGAACGCATCAAGCAGGCGACCCGGCAAGAGAGGCTATTTTTATAGGAGATCAGCATGATAGACCGGAGATTTGGAAAACTCCTTCGTGCGGGGCGTCCATCGGGGGCGTCCCGCGTTTTATGGGGGAAGAGAATTGAATGGATTATCTAAGCCTATTCACAGGGGCCGGGGGCGGCGATCTAGCCATGCAGCACCTCCTCGGATTCAGATGCAGGGGGTATGTGGAGTATGAGCCGTACTGCCAGGAAGTCATCAAGCAAAGAATCGCAGACGGTGTTCTGGATGCCGCGCCGATCTTCGGGGATATCCGAGCCTTTGTGTCAGAAGGATACGCCGAAAGCTATCAGGGAATGGTTGACCTTATCACCGGGGGATTCCCCTGCCAGCCGTTCAGTGTCGCGGGAAAGCAAGCCGGAGAGAACGACCCACGGAACCTCTGGCCTCAAACCATTGAGGCAATTCGGATTGTACGACCCCGGTACTGCTTCCTGGAGAATGTGCCAGGACTCCTTGTTTCAGGATATTTTGGAACTGTCCTCAAAGACCTACACCAAGCACGGTATGATGCAAGATGGATCACTCTGGGAGCTGACGATGTCGGGGCTCCCCATCGCAGAAAAAGGCTGTGGATTATGGCCGAGTCCAACATGCATGGATATAGTAGACCGAAAAGGGATGAGGCCGAGCAGGGCAGCGACAAACAGAAAGACGGGGTATTTGTCTGAGATGGTCAAAGTGAACAGTCCGGAGAGGCCAAAATATTGTAATGCAGGAGAGGGTCAACTCAATCCCGATTGGGTGTGCTGGCTCATGGGTTGGCCGATTGGATGGGAATCGCTTGAACCGATGAAAAAAGTTCTCTGGCTTGATTGGAGCGTTGACCCTGCTGATATGGAGAAGCCAGAAAGCTATCCTACACCCATGTCTGCAAAGAAAGGGAAAACTGGAAACACGATACAAGAATGGGGAAATAATAGATTTAGGAGAGAGCCGTTTAAAAATGGCACAGGCCCGATCCCCCGAATAGCAAGGGGCATACCGGACAGGGTGAACAGGTTGAAAGCGCTCGGTAATGGACAGGTTCCTCTCGTGGCTGCGACAGCATTCCACATTCTTTCAGGAGGACTGACATGACCCCGCCCCCGATCCTATCCCGGTCAAGAAGCGATCTGCTGGACTGCATTATCCTGATAATCCTGTTCGTAATCCTGCTCTACGTCCTGCCGTTGGAGGCCGCCGAGGTCTGGTTCAAGCGCCAGCCGGGAGATAAATATTGGCACCGGGCATGTACCGACACAACGGCGGGAGTTGGGCCTGTAGAGCAGTACATCCCGGATGGGGCTGTGATCGCGGTGAGGGATGGAGGGGTGCTGGTGATTGTGACGGAGGGGGAGAGATGATGCACAGACGCAGGCTGTATGACAAGTACCTGGAGTACGAGCGCAGGAAGAGGGAATTACCGCCCATG